GCTGCAATATTGAACGAAGAAAATGCAGTGAGGTTTTTGCTTAAAAATGGTGTTAACGTCAACGAGCAAAACGCTTTACTACACACACCTCTACACTTAGCAGCAGGAGCAGGACATGAGAAAATCATAGAAATTTTAGTCAAGGAAGGAAATGCAGATAAAGACATTTTAGATATCAGAAACCATACACCTCTGCATTATGCAGTAAATAATAAGAGATTAGGAGCAGTAAAATTACTATCAGACCTTGGAGCAAGCAGCAATACAGTTGGTCACGGGAAAGGTTCAATGAAATTATCTCCTGTGCATGTTGCAGTAAGCAGTAGTAATTATGATGAAAGAGATCTGTGCCTTGATATAGTAAGATGTTTAATTAATGCGCCAAACTCTCAAATCAACTTACAAGACTACGAAAACAAAACTCCTTTACACTATGCTGAAAGGGCAAAGAATGTAGAAGCACTACTTACCAGAAAAGATATAGATCCCTTGATGAAAGACGATGACGGAAAAACACCATTTTGTTATGCGAGAGAGGAAAATAAGTCTGAGGTAGTAGAGATTTTAATAAAGAACAAATATGGGCAAGAGAAGAATAATTTACTTCATTTGGCTGCTGAAAAAGGGAGTTCAGAATTAATAGACAGCATTTTAGATGAAGGAGTTGAAGTAGATGCTGTAAATGAAAGAGGAGAAACAGCGATATATCTTGCAGCAAAAGATGGTCATATTAATGTGGTAAAGCTGTTACTAAAAAGGGGAGCAGATGCTACAGATATTTTTCAGCATGCGATAATAACGAATAATAAAAAGCTAATAAAGCTACTGTTGAAGGAAAAGAATATAGTTCTATTTGGCAAAAGTGATAATTTTCCAACGTTTCATGTTCTTAGCAGTAAGTATCTTGAGGACAGAAAAACAGCAGATAAAAAAATAAGGAGATATAACAACGCCATCTACATTTGTGCTGCAGTGTATGTAGTGGCTATATCAGTAATTTATCCTAATATTATAATTACAACAGCAACGGGAATACTTGTATTAGCAATTGCAATAGCAGCAGGTAAATTGACCGCAGGATATATAGAAGAAAAATTCCAAAAAAAAATGTCTATTGAGCTAGAAAGTGAGAAAACAAGTGAAAGTGCAAGCACTATTTCAAGTGACATTGAAAATGAGGAATTGCAGGCAAAGCCACAAGAAGCAGATGAATTAGAAATCGAGGAACTTATAGAAAGTAGAGGTAGGCAGTGATATACGCAACAGCTTTCTATACAGGATTAAAGCCAGATCCATTATTAAAGGTGTCAGAATGGGCAGACGAGTATAGAGTTCTTTCACCTACAGCAGCATCAGAACCAGGAAGATGGAGAACAGAAAGAACTCCTTATTTAAAGGAAATAATGGACTCTTTATCGCCTTCATCACCAGTTGAAAAAGTGATATTTATGAAAGGAGCACAGATTGGAGGAACAGAAGCAGGAAACAACTGGATAGGCTATATAGTCGACCAAACACCAGGTCCAATGCTAGTAGTTCAGCCAACTGTAGAGATGGGAAAACGCTGGTCTAAAGGAAGATTTGCCCCTTTAATTGATAGCACACCATGTTTAAAAGATAAAGTAAAAGACCCAAGATCGAGAGATTCAGGCAATACTGTGCAGAGCAAGGAGTTTCCCGGTGGAATAGTAGTAATAACTGGAGCAAACAGCAGTGTAGGACTAAGGTCTATGCCAGTAAAATATCTTTTCCTCGATGAAATTGATGCCTATCCAGGAGATTCAGGTGGTGAAGGAGATCCAGTTTTGCTCAGCATAGCCCGAACTAACACTTTTACCCGGCGAAAGATATTTTTGGTTTCAACCCCAACAGTTCATGGAATCAGTAGAATTGAAAAGGAATTTGAAAGCTCTGACAAACGTTATTTCTTTGTACCTTGCCCACATTGTAAACACTACCAGGTATTAAAATGGCCACAAATAAAGTGGGAAGATAAAAATCCAAATACAGCGCACTATGTGTGTATAGAATGTAACGGCAAAATAGAAAATCATCAAAAGACAGAAATGCTTTCACGTGGAGAATGGAGAGTAACGAACGAAACAAAAGGTGGAAAGATAGCAGGATTTCATATTTCAAGTCTTTACAGTCCAGTTGGCTGGTATAGTTGGAGTCAAGCAGTGGAGGATTTTCAGCACGCAAAAGAAAATGAGCAATTATTAAAGGTCTGGATAAACACCACACTTGGGGAAACGTGGGTAGATAAAGGAGAAGTACCAGACTGGCGTCATTTATTCGAACGCAGGGAATCCTATACTATTGGCACAATCCCAAAAGGCGAAGTAGTACTCACAGCAGGTGTTGATGTACAAAAAGATAGAATAGAAGCAGAAGTTGTTGCTTGGGGAAGAAATCGTGAAAGCTGGTCAATAGATTATCAGGTATTTGAAGGAGATCCAGGAAGAGATTTAGTGTGGAGTAAACTTTCAGAGTTGTTGAATCATCATTTTCTTGGTTCAGATGGCCTTGAATATACAATTAGCATGATGGCTGTAGATGCAGGATATGCAACACAAGAAGTTTATAACTGGGTGAGAAGTCAGGGAAGAGTGATGGCAGTAAAGGGAGTGAACAAAGCCCTGGTACCGCTTAATAGCCCAAGCAGAGTTGATGTAACAGTTGCCGGTAAAAAGCTCTACAGAGGAATGAAACTCTGGCCAGTTGGGGTATCGATATTAAAGTCAGAGTTATTTCAGTTGCTAAATGTGTTACGAGACAGCGAAAAAGTTCCAGCAGGATATTGCCATTTTCCAGAATATGCACCTGAGTATTTTAAACAACTGACAGCAGAACAATTAATTACCAAAGTGGTGAAAGGCTATACCAAGCAGGAGTGGCAGAAGATAAGAGACCGTAATGAAGCACTTGATTGCCGAATTTACGCCAGAGCAGCTTCTATAGCTTTAGGTATCGACCGCTGGCAAGATGATAAGTGGAACAGTTTATGCAATAAAGCTGAAGGTAAGAAGTCAGCAAAGGTGAGAAAAAGCAAATGGATGAGCAAGTAATAAAATGTACACAAAAGAATTTTTAGCACAAGTTGAACGAGCAATTCAGGAACTGCAAAATGGCAGAAGAGTTGTATCAATTGCTTACGGTGACCATGTGGTAAGATATGCTGAGGTGCAGATAAATGACTTACTGAGTTTGAGGCAACGAATCAAGGCTGAATTGAAAGCAGTAGGTCAAAAGCCTAAACGAAAGATAGTGTTTTCGACGAGTAAGGGGATTGACAAAATCATATAAAAATGTTATATTCTATAGTTAGTATTCTTGGTTAATTGTATGGCCCAAAGTCAAAAAAAGCTCAATATTAATGTAAGTTTCGAAGGCGAATTTGCTAAGTATCTTATAGAGATGGCAGAAATTCAAGGTAGAACTGTTGCGGAAATTGTAAAAGATCTAGTAGAAGAAGAGCTTGAAGCAAGCAAGATGTCTGAAGAGGACGATGAAATAGATGAAGCAGATATAGCTCTAGCCAAGCTTGCTGTTAGTCGTAATGTTCCAAGCGCAAAAAGGATTAAATACGAAGATGTCAAGTGGAGATAAAACCATACAAAATTGAGTTTTTAGATAATGTTACTAAGAATGACATTCCAGCTTTACCAGTTACGGTAGAAAGAAGAATAAGTAGAGCAATACGGGAACGCCTTACAGTTAGTCCAGATAAGCTTGGAAAGGCATTACATCATGAATTTAAAGGATGTTTCAGATTGCGTGTTGGTGACTATCGCATAATTTATGAGATAGAGATTTCAGAGCGTAAAGTTCTTGTTACTGCAATACGGCATAGAAAAGACGTTTACGAACGTTAATTTATGCAGGAGTTTCTTGCACAATTCAGAAGAGTCAATATCTTATGTCTGTTGACTAAATTCTCCAGCAACTTGCTATAAAATCCGAAATAAAAACTTTTTGTTACAAGAGGCAAAATGCTCTTAAAATCATTTAAACAACTATTCAAAAAACCAAAAATTCAAAGTTCTGCATGGGATGCGTCAGGGTCAGGAAGAAGAGTAATGTACTGGCAGCCAGAAAGGAGTGGAATAAATAGTTTACTTTCACATAACCTGGAACACTTACGCAGTAGATCTCGAGACATGGTGAGAAAAAATCCATATGCAGCAAATATTATTGATACGATTGTTTCAAACTGTGTTGGCACGGGAATCAAGCCGCAATCAAAGGCTAAAGATCCAGAGTTTCGCAAAAAAGTTCAGGAGTTGTGGTTGAGGTGGACAGATGAGGCAGATAGCTGTGGAACAAGTGATTTTTATGGATTACAAGCTCTAGTTTGCAGAAGTATGATCGAAGGTGGTGAGTGTTTTGTACGTTTGAGGAATCGTAAACCTGAAGATGGATTCTCTGTACCACTGCAGCTACAAGTACTTGAATCGGAGCATTTGGATAACAAGAGCAATCAAACCCTTGCAAATGGTAATGTTATTCGTAATGGTATTGAATTTAACCGACTTGGGCAGAGAGAAGCATATTACCTCTTTAGAGAGTATCCAGGAGAAAATTCAATTGGAGAATCAGTTAGAGTACCAGCAAATGACGTGCTGCATATTTATAAACCATTAAGACCAGGACAAATTCGAGGAGAACCATGGCTTTCAAATGTGCTTTTAAAACTCTACGAACTTGATCAATATGATGATGCGGAGCTGGTAAGAAAAAAAACTGCAGCAATGTTTGCCGGGTTTATCACACGACTTGATCCAGAAGCAAATATAATGGGTGAAGGTGAAGCAAATGAGCATGGAGTAGCATTATCAGGTTTAGAACCAGGAACTATGCAGCTTTTAGACCCAGGAGAAGATATAAAATTTTCAGAGCCGTCTGATGTTGGTGGCAGTTACGAAGCGTTCATGAGACAGCAATTAAGGGCTATAGCAATCGGTATCGGTATCACTTATGAGCAGCTAACAGGTGATTTAACCAACGTAAATTATTCTTCAATTCGAGCAGGGTTAATAGAATTTCGCAGAAGATGTGCAATGTTGCAGCATAATATCATGGTCTTTCAATTTTGCCGGCCAGTGTGGAATAGATGGCTAGAATTTGCAACTTTATCTGGAAAACTTCCTGTAGCAGGTGAAAAAACGCTAAAAGACGTAAAATGGATAGCACAAGGGTTTGATTGGGTGGATCCTTTAAAAGACCAACAAGCGCAGCAGATGGCAGTGAGAAATGGGTTCAAAAGTAGGTCAGAAGTTGTTTCAGAGCTGGGTTATGATGTTGAGGAAATTGACCAGGAAATTGCTGAAGACCAGAAGCGTGCTGACTTTTTCAACTTAAATTTTGACTCTGATGTTAGGGGAAATAATGTTTCTAAATAAGCCGTTAATGCTTGAACCAAGGAGTTTTGAGCTGTTATCTCTATATAAGGAAAAGCAGCCAATTTTCAAGAATTTCAAGCATTCTATCAAAAATAACGTAGGAGAAGGAAAAACTGCAGTTATACCAATTCATGGAATTTTGACCAAAAAACCAGGAGCTTTTGATGATTTTCTAGGCATGACTTCATATGAAAGAATCCATAAACAAATAGCAGAAGCTCTGGAAAACAAAGAAATTGAAACAATTTTGCTTGATGTCGATAGTCCTGGAGGAGAAGTAAGCGGTGTTTTTGACCTGGCTGATTTTATCTACAATGCAAGAGCGCAGAAGAAAATTATCGCCATGGCCAATGATGATGCGTATTCTGCTGCATATGCAATTGCTTCAAGCGCTGAAAAGGTATTTATGACCAAAACTTCAGGAGTTGGCAGCATTGGAGTCATTGCAAACCATATAGATCAAAGTGGGTTTGATGAGAAGCAAGGCATTAAATATACAACTGTTTTTGCTGGTAGCCGAAAGAACGATTTAAATCCACATGAACCAATAACTTCTGAGAGTTTAGAAAATCTACAAAATGAGGTAAATCGCTTATATGAAATGTTTTCCCAGCTCATAGCACGCAATCGAAATCTTTCTGTAGAAGCAATTAAAAACACAGAAGCAGGGCTTTATTTTGGCAAAAATGCAGTGGAAATAGGTCTTGCTGACGGAGTAGCAACCTTTAACGAAATTACTAACAAAGGAGAAAAAACTATGACAGCTAACAATGACGATTTAATAGAAAAATATAACAAGTATCGAACTAAAGTATTAGAAATAGCAAGGCTGTGTAATCTATCCAAGATGCCAGAGAAATTATTAGAGTTTGTAGAACAAGGTACAAGTACTGAAGAGGCACGAGAAATATTAATGTCAACCTTAGCAGAACGAACAATGAAGACTGAGATTTTAAGCACATTACCACAAGGTTCATCAGAAAACTTGATGATGCAGGCAGCTAAAAGTCGAGTAAAGTCGGGCATTTGATGGTGGTCTACTCTTAACCGCGGTATATAATGCTA